CCAGAAACAAAGAAAGCTTCCTTGCGATTGATATTCTCGTTCCATGGGTGTTGCAGAACATGTTCCGTAAGGAATTCTGCAGTACACGGACGCCCGATTAACTGGGCATTATAGAAACGAGACATCCTTCCCCAAATCTCAGACTGCCAACGACGAGCGAGGTGATATTGCTCAACTTGACCCTTTGTGATTGTCCTAACCTTAAACGCTTCTAGGAGTGGTACTACCGTAGCTCTTACTCTACCCCCTGCTGATCTCTGATTCTCATATTGTCTTTGTTCTTCATCAAACTTGCAACAAAAGATTAACTCCTTTGTCAACATGTCTGTTTGAATCTCCAACAATTGAGGATACTCAAGAGGGTCCAGATCTTTTAGTGGACCGAGCAAGATCTCACCTGTTAAGATAGTATTTAGGTAAGATAGTGATTCGTGACGTTCCTTGACATATGGGTAAGAAGGACCAAAATTCGATTCACCTGAAAAGGCGAACTGTCTCGAGGTCCCTTCAAGCTCATACATGTCGTCAGGATCAATAGATCCGTAGACAGGTTCAACCAAGTAATCCTTTTTAGGATGCCTGGCAAAACCGAGAAACACAGCGAATCCGGGTAGTCGGTAGATAGTTTGTTTTGTCTCCTTTATATACTCAATTCGTTTTCCATTAACCTCATATGAAATCTCTCCGTATGCTCCACCGTTGTGTCTGCCTACAAACTCGGAAGCGCCCAATGAAGGGAACTTACTGTGAGGTAGGTGCTCACTGCGGGGGTGACGCTCAATAAAACTCTCATTGCCCAAGTCATCCACGATCTTTTTTGTGAATGAGTTTGTGCAGCCAAAGATCTCTTGGACTGCTCGTTGGATGGAAGACTCCATCTTCTCCGATAACGGATTTTCATCCGTCATTGGGTCAACGTGTGGGCCACAAAGAATCTCTTTGTGTTTGGTGAGAGCGGCATCAACGAAGGATCTCGAAGGAGGGAGAGAGGCATTCTTGCATTGATAGATATTATAGGCAAAAGTAGCAGCAAAAGTGCGCAAGCGCTTTCGTTGTAAAACTGCTTTCCACCATTCAATGTAAGAAGGGCATGGGAAGATGTACTTATACTCCTCAAGATCTGAAATCCATTTTGGAGCGGCAGGTAGTTCTTTTTGCCTAAGTGCCACTGCTAGAAGGTTTGCAGTTAAGTACTTTAATGACTTTTCTAGTACACCAAGATCGGCGGCATGCCAAAAGAAGCCAATTGCCCTTGCAATCTCAGAATCCGTTAGGGTCCAGAAATTACATCTCATTCCTCTCCCAGAGGCGCTGCCCAATAAAGGGAAGCCTTTGGAACCTCGAATCTC